TCTTCCACTGCGGCTATCCTCGCGACGAGTGGAGCGTTTGGTGCCGCGAAGATTGGGGCGCTGATGCCACGGGTGGCGACGGCAGTGAGTGAGGGCGTGGGGAAGGTTGGGATGGCAGGGCGCACGATCTTGACGGGGATGGGATTTGGGGCGACGCAGTTCTACGCCGACCCTGAGAAAGAGGAGCGCCCCTTCGACGCACCGCCTCGGGCGTTCGATGCGACAGTGGGAGGGCTGATTGGGGGCATCGGGCTGACAGTGTTGAAGGGTGTGAGCTTCGCCGCGAACCAGCTTGCGAAGACGAGCTTCGGGGGGCAGTTCTTGCCGGTGCTGGCGCAGACAGCGAAGGGCATGACGACGGCGAGCGAGGCGCCGATGAATGATGCGTTGGACCGCTATACGCAAGTTACACGGATCAAGAATGCGCGGTATTCACTACGGGATGCAACCGGGCGAGAGTTCGAGGGGTTTCCATCAGGTGTGGGAGATGGGGCAGACCCTGGGTTCGCACAGGCGATCGCGGAGTTCTTGCCGAAGGCGCAGAAAGGAGCAGTGAGAAGGGCAGCCGAAGAGGTGCGTGAAGTGCTTGGATTGAGTGGGGAAGAGACAAGGAAGGCAGCAGCAGACAAAGCTGCTGAGGCGTACCAGAAGCAGATTGCGGCGCACCCTGAGTTGAAGCACGCTGGCCCAAGTTACTTGCGCCAGATGGAAGATAAGATCGGACCGCCCCCAGAGGTGTTCCAAGCTAGGCCGGTGGCGGCAGAGTCATATTCGGAAGCACGCAAGAGGCTCAACGAACACATCCGGACGACTCGTAGCTCGGACGCAAGGCGATTGATGCTGAAAATGAAGCGTCAAGTGGATGAGGTGGCAGCGGCGTCGGCTGGCAAGGGTGTTTCGCAAGAGGAGTTCATTAGGAAGGCGGAAGCAGCCTCCGAATGGATTAGGAACAATCATGCGCCGTTGAAGGAGTTCTTCGGAAATAAGTCTGTGGGGGAGGTGGAGGCAGAGCAGAGAGGTGGATCGCTGAGCCAACTCACTCCAGCGAAGTTCAACGACAAGGTGGTGCATATCATTGAGAAAGGAGACTTGAAGGAGGCAGAGCTGCTTGGAGCAATGCTTGGGAAGAAAGGCCGCGAGAACATGGTGCAACTCACAGCGGCGCGGGCGCTGGAGAAGGTGCAGGATGGCGCGGTCAAGCCTGCGTACAAGTACATCAAGGAGCACGAGGAAGTACTGCGTCAGATGCTCGGGCGGGATGAGTTTGCGCAGCTGATGGGGGTTGGGAAGATCGCAGACGAGATCGCGGATAGGTTTGTAAAGAAGAAAGGGGAGAGTATAATGAAAGGGGTGTGGGATTATTCTCACAGCTTCGCGCCGGTGTTCGCGTTCTATAGAGCGTTTGAAGGACATTATAAGGAAGCGGCGGTGCTATTGCTTGCGCTCCCAGCCTTCCACTTGGCCTCTCATGTGGCACGTGAAATTCACACTGTTCCAATTGTCAAGCCGCTGGTGCGGCGGGCAGCAGGAATGAAGCCAGGGTCCAAGGAACTAGATGACTTGATTAAGGTCATCGAGCGCCGGGTGCGAATAACAACCGCAGTTGCAGCGCGAGGCGCAGTGCAAGAGCAAGCTGGCTCTCCTTAGTCTAACCCTAACCAAGCACAAAGCGAAGTCACTCCCCAAGCCCATACAATGAATACTAAGATGGACTTGAAAAGAGCACTCGCGCCTTCGCCCAACTCCGCCCTGACCCTCCTAGCGACAATTTCTTCAATGTCGGTGTCATCCATGTGATCCTCCATTAGCGATGTGGATCTTGTGAGGTACTTTATCGAACATTGATTTCCTCCTATAGTGGGGCGTTGAGATGTAAAGATTCCTCTGGCAGCGGGGCGTTCTCTCCGAAAGTATAGAACACGCCCTCCAGCGAGGACTCACAGATCAACCAGCGCCCTGCGATGAGTTGGTCAATGAGTTCCTTAGCCCGGCCGAAGGTCATGAATTGGGAGGTGAAGCTCCACATCTGGCGCTGTTCCATCGCCCCGTCGTGGCGGATCACGTTGACGATGCCGTTCCAGACATCTTTGTTGAGGCGGACCTCGCGAGATCCTGACTGCTTGTCGGCGAAGACCTTGCTGAGTTCTACCTCGATTTGATCGCAGCGGGCTGCTGCGTCCCGCATGTCTTCGAGTGTGATGACTAGCTGGTGGTTGCGGGATGCAGATAGCACAATTGCGAGCTTTAGAACGTGGTCGAGCTTCCGTGCGAAGTAGTATGACAGCCATGGGTCGTGATGCGCATTACGGTTAAGTAGGGTTTGGCGTCTACCGTGATTACCGTACAGTTCTCGGTAGAAATCCTTGGCTGCTGGGGCATAGGTGCAAGTCCCTTGGAGCTTGCTGATTGCGATCAGGTCGTCGCGGAACCGTTCCATCGTGGCGTCGAAGGTGCCCTGCCACAGCTCGTGGGGAAATGGGACGTCGCGCTCCTTCTCGTCGCAGTGGAGGAAGATGATGCGGGAGCTGAGTCCCCAGCCACCGAAGCGGCCTCGAAAGTTGGCATGGATCCAATCAGGCGTCGTGCCGGCGATGATATTGACGAAGGGGGATCGGATCTCATCCTCCCCCATGGTCTTGGTGCGCTTGCGGAATGGGTTGTCTTTGCCGTCATAGAGTTCCGTCATCACGTTGACCATCATGTGGTCATTGGGGTCGAAGAATGTGCCGAGTTCGGAGATGGCGAGGGTCAGGGCGCAGGTGACGGAGTGGGTCTGGTCAACGAGGTTAGTGACAGCTACGTCGCCGGAAGCAAATAGATCCTGCGCAGCGGCGACTTCCTCCACGAAGGCTTGCCAAGTAGCGCAGTCGGCGCCGAGGATGACGTTAGGAATGGTGTTGAGGAGGTTGGCCCCGATGTTGATAGTGGTGGATTTCTTCACGAGGCCGGGGGGACCAACGAGGACGATATAGAAGTTTGGGTGGTGCTTGAAATGGCCCTCGTCGATGAATACGCGGCGGCGCAGAACACCCGCGATTGTGGAGACGCCGGACCAGAAATAGAACCGCTCTGGCGCCTCCCCCTTGGGGGTGAGAGTCTCTGTGAAGGCGGCGAGCCAATCAGGGAAGTGGCGGGACACTATTTCAATTCCCTCCACGCTACATTGAACCTCATCTCGGGCATGTCTATGGCTTTGCCCAAAGGTTCCCTGGCCCAGGGGCTGTTGTGAAACACATGCAGGCCATAGTTTGAGGAAGATGTTATGTTGCCTTCATCATCCAATCCGAGGCAAATGACTGTGCTAGCTCTAACTCCAACAATCATCCAGTAATTTGTCTTGTTTCCTCCCTTACATCTGTATATATTGCCGATTAGGGAGTCTTCCAGTTGAGTGTCGAAGTCGGGTCGACCAGAGAAATCGAACCTCATGCTGCTCTCTCCTGTGCTTTCCAAGGTGCCATGTGCCCCCAGCTGCGGTCGCTCCACTTGATTTCACAGCCTATCGTTAAAGGATCGTCGTAAGGAACCACAACGGACATGGCAGCACGGAGGCCGTCGATGAGAGGCTGCGATAGGCCCGCCTCGGGCACCTGGAGCAAGAGGCTGTCATGGTGTTGCATTAGTAGTTCCAGGTCCCAACCTACACAAGCCATGCAAGTGCCACAGCGGCGCTGGCTGAGGAGATCGGCAGCGCAATCGACAGCAAGCATAGCGTGGTTGATAACCACAGCGACGGTGCTCTGCGCGATCCAGGCGAGGGCCTGGCCGAGGAGGTTGCTGGTGCGATCGCCGCCGACATAGAGGCGGCGGAAGCCGAACTTGTTGTGGATGATTGGGTTCTTGCGGGAGCGGAGATCGAACTCAAGCTTGTCATGGAATGCTCCGATCTCGGGGTGCTCCTCACGCAACCACCAGCGTTGACAGGTCTCTACGTGCTTCTCGGGGAGGACGATCGTGGATGCCACCGTACGAGCACGTCCGCCGAAGTTGGTGGCGTGGACCCAGCGCTTAGCATTGTCGCGATAGGACATGCCGTTGGAGTGCATCGCGCGGGGGGCAAGATCACGCACTTGACGGAAACGGTCCCCCTCTCGCACCGAAGCGTACAGGCGGATGGCGTTGGAGGTGTGGAGGTCGAGGTCATTAGCCAGTTCCCCTTTCAGCTTAGTTGCGCCCGCCTCCCACGCGATGACTTGGGCGTCGGCGCGGGCAAGATCAGCCTCGACGAAGACATGGCCAGGATCCGGCAGGTAGAGCGCCCGTAGGTTGGGGAGGGAGAGGGCGTAGGGGTCATCAGACATGATTACCTCGCTCGCGGACCGTGTCGGGGGTCGCTCCGCTGCGGGCCGTCCATGGCGTCCCCTTCGGGGACCGCTCAGGCTCGCTTCGCTCGCCTTCGCTCGCCACGGAGCCTCGGCCCTCCACTTCGCTTGACACCCTGCGCGCGCTTGCCGGCCCTTCGGGCCTCGCTCCGCCGCCTGCGGCGGCGTCGCTGGCAAGCATAGGCGCGCGCTTGGGTGTCACCCCCCTCCCGCACCACTCCGCTCGCCGATGGGAGGTCATGTCCACCAGCCCTCCGTAAGGCCGTGTAGATAGATATCCTTGCAAGCGAGGAGATCTCCCATCGCGGTGTGCTTGTTGTCGAAGTCGGCGGTGTCGGGGAAGCAGAAGCGGTGAGCTTCGGTGAGGTTGGGCCACTTGTATTTGCCGGGCCACTTGCCTGGCAGTCGCATGCGGGGAGTCAGCGCCCGCATGGTGCAGAACGGCTTGAGGAGACCGAGGGGGGTGGCATCGAGCCCGGCGCGCGCAGCGTCAGCGGTCAGCATCCGGTGGTCGAAGGGGAGGTTGTGGGCGATCAGGGTGCCAGAGCAGCCATTCTCCTTGTCATCGGCCAGCTTCACCATCTCGAAGAACCGTCGTAGGGTGTGGGCGAGATCCTCGCCGAAGGCGAGCGCGTAGCGGGTCGAGATGCCATGGATGCGCTCAGCGTGGGCGCCAACTTCCCATCCGCTGGGACGGATCACTGCGTTGAGAGAGGCGACGTGGCGGCACTCTAGCATTGGGGCATAGTCGCGGCCGACAGGAGGCTCACCGAGCCATGCCGCAATCTGGACGATGTGGGGTTGGCTGGGGTGGGTGATGGGCAAGTTGAAGTCGGGGAGGCCGGTTGTCTCCGTATCGAGGAATAATAGCATTTCACACCCCTTCTGCAAGGTCAGGGTCATCGCCTCGGGCGACAGGCACCGCGAGATCAGTGTCAGTGTCGTCGAGTGGGATGAAGCCGTCGAGGGAGGTGGGGGATTGCTGCTCTAGGTCAATGCACACACAGACCTGCATCGACCAGCGGAGTTCATAGATCCGGCCCTGGGAGTCCGTGATGATGTCGGAGTTGTCCGGCACCTTCGGGATGCAGCCGACGAGGTGGGCCTGAGTGTCTCGGACAGGGGTGAAGGTGTCGAGGAGGACACGGAGGTATGAATTTGGATCGAGGGCCACGGGAGGTCTCCTAGTAGTACATGATGCGAGAGAAGATAGTGAGGCAGGCGCATAGAGCGATGAGGCCAGCTGTCATCGTGACTAGCGCCGTGTCCTCGGGCTGCCACCCGAAGCCATCACTCCACCAGCCCCACTGGGGAATGGTCATGGCGACTTCTCCTGCGGCTTGGCGAGGGCGCGGACCTTTGTCATGATGCGTCCGCAGGCCGAAGCCCATAGTTGGCGGCGCTCACGAGCTAAGTCCCAATGCTGCTCTGGTAGATCTTCGTTCGCAGTGTCGAACGCTATCTGCGCCGCGTCTTCGATCGCCTTCGCGCGGGCCTCGGCCTCGGCCTGCTCGATGGCGCGGGCATTGTTCTCCAAGAGTCTGTCGTAGTCCCGTCGCCATAAGATGAGGCCAGGATCTTCAACATTGTCGCCGGTACATGCGCGCTGATAAAGTAGGGGCGCGCATGCCGCCTGTGCCCGCTCCATCACCGACGCGCCGGGCGGGGCTTGCGCTGCCTCGGTCAACCGATAAGCAACAATGTCATATTGGTCACCATGATGCTCCCAATTCCAGGCGGTGGGCGTTCTTAGCGGCCCGTTCCCTGTGCCATTACGAAGACGATATTCAAAGGACTCACCAACGGGGACGGGGCATTCGCCGCCATGCCATTCAATCCACCCGGCACTGGCCGAGGCTCGTGCTCGCAGCTGCAGTGCGAGCACCTGCGCACGGCACCGATCGCAGCACATTCTCCAGTCAGCCTCGCGCCCCTCATACGGGCTCTCGATGGGAGGGCCGAGTGCTCGGATGTGGTCGATGGCACGCGCCGCTTCGTCTAGGCGGTCGAGGCGCTCTTTATCGGTCATGGCTTGTAAGTTTAGGTGTAGGCATTAACTGTCTCCGTCAGTTCGCTTAATATTCTGTAAATTCCCGCCCTCTCCGAAGGCAGTCTCATTGGAGGAGAACCGGAAGGTCTCAACTCCGGCGATGTTGAGGGCGTTGCGCATCCGGCCGTCGGGGGATGGTGCGGCGTCGAGGGCGGCTCGCAGGGTGTCTAGGGTGCGATAGTTCTGGATCTGTGCGACGAGAGGTCGCAGGAGGGGGTTGCGAATGGCGATAGTGGTGAGGGCAGGGTCGTCGAGAGTGAGGGCGCCAGTCTTGCGGTTGCGGAGCTGGGGGACGCGAAGGTCGTCGTAGAAGAGGGCGCGCATCTGGGGGGTGGAGTCGGGGTTGAGGTGGAACCCGACTGCACTGTCAAGCCACTCTTGAGTTCGGTTAATCTCACCGGTGAACCACTGTCGCTGTTGCCCACATGCAGTGCTGTCGTAGCGCATGCCCCGGAACATCATGGAGAGCACGGGCGCAAAGAGCCGCATCTCGAAGTTGAGTTGCTCTCGGAGGTGCGAGCGGTCGATGATGGTGGTGAGAGCGTTCCAGCACTCGAAGGTGCGGACGCAGTCCTCGCAGTTGTAGCGCCAGTATTGTCGCTCGTCGTGAATGCTTGGGTCAAAGGTCCGTCCGTCGTCTTTCCAATAACGATAATAGTCACAGTACATTGATGCAATGAAGGATAGGCTAAGAGAAGAACCTTTCTTATCCACTCGGCCCGTGACTGGATCAATCTTGCCGCCCAGGAGTCCAGGGAACGCGACATGTTGCATGACCATGGTGTCGGAGTGAAGGAGGGGGAGGAGCGCCCAGCGGCGGGCGATGACTTGGCAGTCCCAGAGGGCGTTGTGGAAGATGATAGGGCGGGAGGAGAGCACCGTACGGCAGGCTTGCGTTACGGTGAACTCATCCTCCGGCGTCCAGTAGTGCGGTGATGCAAGTTCAGCAGGATGCGTGAACGGAATACAGATCGCATGCGTGGAGTCAGATGCGAACCCCACACAATCGACACGCCCCCAGCCTTCCGTGTCACAGACCAGAGGCGAGTCGCTGTCGTTCGCGTATGTTTGAAACCACTCCAATACATCGGATAGGGATGGGGCAACGGTGAACTCCCAGTGGGGGCGTCGGATCTCAGGATACTCTGCTTCACGAGCTGCGCGGCGGAGGTCTTGGACGACTATCGGTCGGTGGGTCCAGGCTCGGAGGACATCGGCTGGATGGAAGGTGGGGAGGACTTTGCTTGGCCTACCTTCCGCTTGTATAACACTTCCGCGCCACTTAGTAATGCCGAGCTCACCAGTAAGCGCCCAGAGTGGGGTGTTGCCGAGAGCGATGATAAGATGCGGGCGGTGATCTTGCAGAAGTCGTCGAAGGTGCTCAATTCCTGCGGTGATAGGTTCGCGAGGAAAGCGTCGATTGAGGAGCGAGAGACCCTCTAGTCGTGCGACAGTCGCCGACGCGAAGAACTGGTCGATGTCATTGTGGACCCACTTTCCGTTCTTCTGGTAGGAGGGGGGGCGGACGTGGCACACGTTGGTGGCGAAGCAAGCGCCACGGTCGATGCCGGCTTCATTGAGCATCTTGTTGAGTTCGTAGCCGCTGGCGCCAGAGAAGGGGCGGCCAGAGCTGACTTCGTCAGCGCCGGGGGCTTCGCCAATTAGCCAGATGGAAGCGGAGGCGGGGTTGCCATCCTGGATGGGGTGATCAACTGTCATGGACGGGTCCATCCACGCGTTGCGTTTAGCTCGGCGAAGTATTGGTCTGTCTCTATCCGGCGTAGCTTCGATCGGAAGAGGCGACAGGGGCGGCAGAGGGTGTCACGCCAATGGGCGCGGGGGCCTGTGCGCTGGAACTGCCATAGTGGTTTCTCTTCTTTGCAAGTGGCGCAGATGCGGGTCATGTTGGGGGAGGCTCCTTGTAAGGGGGCATCCAACCTGGGTCGTGGAGGCCGTACTCGCGGACAGGGTGGTGCTGGCGGCAATACCATGCGTCAGCGACGCGGAGGAGGCAGGCGTCGGGGGTGCGCCAGGTGGCGCGACATTGTGGCGCTGCGCACCGCAAGAGGCCGCGCTTGAGTTCAGGATCAGGGACCGAGGGCGCCCAGCCACTACGATCGACGAGGAGGACGAACTCCAGGGCGTTGAGGTCACGATGGAGCTGGACGAATGCGGCGCGGGTGGGGGAGGCGCGGGCGGCTACGAGCATCTCGATGAAGCGCTCTAGGCGGGCGCTGCCGTCATCGCCGGATGCGCTCGACTCGGATGAAGCCGTCATGGCTGTAAGTCCTGAACTGGCCGGCGCGCCCATACGCGACGGCGCGGGCGGAGACATATTGTTGGGCGCGCCGGATTGAGAATGCGGCGACGGGGAAGTTGAACCAATCTCCGAGGGCCATGTGATTGAAGGGCCATGAGATGCGTCCGTTGTGGTTACGGGCGAGGCGATGTTGCTTCGGCATTGGCGGCGATCTCCCCTGCAATGGCGGCGTAGCCTGCCGCGTCGATGTAGTCGTCGAGGTTGTGAGCGCCGCTGAGGCGGCGCGCGATCTTGAGGAGTTCCATCATGGAGGCAACGTCGGTGGCGGAGAGGAATGGGCATCCTACACCGCGCTTTGAAGCAAGGGACTGGAGGTAACCATCCCAGAGACGGGCGATGCACTGGTGGTTGGCGAGCTTGTCGCCATGGAGGGCAGAGCGGGCGCCGGAGACGAGGGAGGCGGCTGTGCGGCAAATGGAGGAGGCGGAGGCACGTGGGGGGTTTGGTGGGCTGTACGGCGGGGATGTCGCATCGCCTCCGTTGGTGTGGCGAGGCACGAGGCGATCGGGCGCAGTGTGGTCGGGGGAAGAGGCCCCCGCGATGGGAGCCTCCTTGAAGATGCGGGTGTGAAGAGGATAGCTGGCAACGATGCTGCGAGCCTCCGCCTCAGTTTCGGCGATCCGGCGGGGGAAGTTGTGATTGCTGAGACCGCCAGGGGGATCGATGACCCAAGGCATAGTGGGGGGTGATCCTTTCTTTGTGTGTCACACCGAGTAGTCTTTTGCACTCGGCGCGGTCTAGAGCCTTGCGGGCGCGATCATAAGCGCGAACGTGTTCGCGGTTCTTCTCGCGCCAGCGTGTTATGCGGCTAGACTGCCCCATTGGCGCGCGCCTTGTCGGCGGAAGTGACACGGGTGACAGTGGGGAACAGCATGTCTGGGTCAGCGTTGGGGCCGCGCGCGGGCATGTTCTCAACGTGGACGTAGCCGGTCTGGAACTTGAGCATGCCGATGTTGATCTGGCCCTTGGAGTTCGGCTTGCAGCCGGTGGCTTTCCAGAGAGAGCGCAGCCGCATGTTCTTGTTGGTGCCGAAGTCGAGTTGGGGTGGGGTGTCCTCGGTGAGATCGAGGAAGAAGGACTGCCGGGCGAAGACACGCTCGGTGTTCAGCTTGGCTTTGATGGTCTCGTCTTGGAGTTCCCATTGGACGTTGAGGATGGCGTAGGGGCGGCCATCGTCGCCGACGCCAGAGATCACGTTGATGCCAGGGGTGCGCTGAGTGTCAGTGATCTGCGCTGGGTAGTCGCCGGCGTCTGGCAGAACGAATGGGGCGTCGATGTCGACCTTGTGATGGGTGTCGAGGAAAGTATTGATATCGAATAGGGACTGGCTGGGCATAGTGGTAGCTCCTGGTTTAGGTCAAGGTGCAACGAGGCGTTGCGGAGGTTGCGGCGGGAAGCCGCAAGGGCTGGCGGGAGAGCGGCCGGAGATCCCGATCCGGCCTGAATGCTGGTGAGTTGTGGGCCAGCACGAGCGCGAGGCTTCCTCTCCCATGATGGGCGAAGATGGTGATGGTAAGGGCAGGGCGCGAGGCTCCAGATAAGGGCAGAGCGCCAATCACACTGCGCGCTGCGCGCGCCACCGGCGGACCGAGCCATGCTGCGCTGCGTCATGATGTTGCTGGTGGAATGTGGAGCCGCGCTTGCACAAGCATCTGGCTGACAGCGAGGAGGGTGGTGGAGGCGTGGTTAGGGCCAACGCCGTCGTAGTGCGACTTGCCGCCGAGGCGGGGATCGGGGAGAGAGGCCCACTCGGCGGAGATGTTGTGCATGAAGGTGGTGTCGGAGATTTCGCCCCGCCACCACGAGCGATAGGCGCGGCCGACAAGGAGTTGGACGGCGAGCTTGTCTTGAAGCTCCGGGGTGAAGTGCTCCTCGCCGGTGAGATGGAGTTCCTCGATCAGTGTCTCCAAGGTGTGCTCGATGATTTGGTAGCGGCCAACGGCAGAGGAAGGTTCGCCGTTGTTGACGAGCTGGCGCTGGAGGTTGGCGATCTGATGTAGCGTCAGCACACTCAGGTCCCGGTCGCTGTGCGCGTTGCCGATCACCGCGTTGTAGTTGCCGTCGGACTCGCCGGATGGGTTGCCGTCGACGCCGCCAGCGATGAAGTCTAAAATCAAATCTGTGCAAGGATCAGATGATCTTAACGTACTCATTTGTGTACCTCCCTCTGTTGCTTATCTCTCTGCATGTTCGACAGCATCTATGCCCAGCAGAATTCATTATGGTATTCTCGGGCGTGTACTCATGCCCGTTAATGCAAGCTGACTTGCGCGCTCCAGTTAGCTTTCTGTGTTTCGCTGGAGTGATTAGGTCTAAGTGTTCTGGGTTAATGCAATGTTTGTAAGGGCAAGTGTGATCCAATTCCAACCCTTCTGGAATTTGCCCTACCAGCCTTCTGTACACTTCGCGATGCAAGCGTACTGCCTTTCCATCGCACCATTTCTCAGCGTAGCCACTTTTTGTCTTGCTACCCTGCCAGAGCCAACACCCTGTTGCAGTTGCTCTAACTCTAAGCCGGATGCTACTTTCTAAGTGGGCGAGAGTGCTCATGGAGAGATCCTTTCTTGAATACCTGTCAGTTCACCGTCTATTACTTCCAAGCGAGCCTCCATTAGACGCAACAGTCGCATGCACATGAGAGTGAGGACCTCCATCGATGGGAGCTTGTCAAGCTCGCCAACGCGCATGCCGAGGACCTTGCAGAACTCGGAGAAGCCTGCCTCGAACTCGGCGTGGCCAGCTTGGGCCTCGCGGATAGCTTCGGTGGAGGCGTAGGCGGCGGGCGAGCCTCCGGTGAGGAACTTGCCAATGATGCTCATGGACCGATCCATTCGTTGACGTGGGGACACTCGGGGGGGCATGGAGCGGGGTTGCGGAGGCACTCGTGCAATACGCGCCCAGCGAACCGGGGACAGCGGAGGGAGGTAGAGGGAGGCGAGGAAGACACAGGGGCCTCGGGGCCGCGACCGGTGGCAGGGGCAAGTTCCCGTGCTCGACGTTGGATGGCGGCGTAGTCTTCGATAAGGGAGGTCATCTGAACAACTGCGCGAAGTCGGGGGCGAGGGAGGTGGAGAGAGGAAGGCGGCGGCGCTTGAGGCCGCGCCCGGCCTCCTCCGTGTTCCACACGAACTTTCCCTCGACGCACTCTGTGACGATGATCTCGTCGGGCTTCTTAGCCAGCTTGGGAGCGAGCTTGTTGCCGATGGTGGAGGTGGCGAGGGTGGAGAGGCCGGTGAGGGGGGACACCTCACGCTCGATGTGGGCCAGAAGGATGGCGGTGCATTTGGTGCCCCCCCACACTAGGTCCATGAAACCCTCGATGAGCCCTTGGACGCCGCCCACTTCGGGCCACGACAGATAGAACCGACTGCCGACGTTGGAGAAGATTGCCATCTTGGTGAGGCTGGTGAGGCCGTCGAAGCAGATGGCGCGGTCTTCGCCCCACTCGCCAACATCGCCGAAGTCTTCGCCGCAGGCGTCGCAGGTGAAGGCAGAGCAGATGCCGAACAGGTCGAGGAATTGAGTGTATTGGGAGCGGCCGGGATCTTGCGTCTTGATGGCGACTTCGATGGTGGAGATGTGCATGACCTGCGCCCACTTGCGCATGGTGGACCAGTCGACGTTGGCGGGAGGGTGGTAGTGGTAGTGGATGCGGGAGGACTTGAGGCGGCGGAGGCCCTCGGTGTCACCATCGCCACCACAGAGGTTGGGGCCGAGAGCTGCCTCGATGCCGGACTCCATGGAGATCACGAAGGGGGTGAGGCCGGCACCGGCGTGAACCTTGCCGTGCTCGTCGACCCACTCGGGGAGGAGGGTGCGGAGGGCTGTAGTTTTCCCTGTACCAATATCCCCTTGGAGAAGTATGTTCGCTTTCATGCTGCGCTGTCCTCCGCGCGGACGAGTGGATCCCAACGCTGCACCTCGAACTGGTCGGTCCAATCCTCCGGGTGCTCGGAGGTGCAGAGGTCGAGGTAGGTGCAGCCACCGAAGTCGGCGCATGCGTAGTCGAAGGCTTGGGGGAAGGGATGGCCGGCGTAGGGGGCTTCGTCGAAACCCTCGAAGCGCTGGATTAGGTTGGAGTATTGTTGGCACATCTCGTGGGTGTCATCCTGGAGCTGACGCAGCCAGCGCTCCACCATCCACGGCGGGCGGGGGACGATCGCGTAGCCGAGCTTGATGTCGGTCTTCTGGACACCGATGCCACGGACGATGAACCCTTTGAGGGGGATGCCGAAGTTGTGCGCCAGCCAGGTGTAGCCGGTGAACTGGCCGCGCAGGCGCCACTGGTTGCGCCATGAGTCGTGGTTGGGGTCGATGGAGGTAGTCTTATCGTCGAGGCCCCAGGTGGCGCGCTGGAAATCAGCGATGAGATCGAACCGGCCGGCGTACAGGATGGGTTCGCTGGTGTCAGGGTGTCGAGAGCCAGGAATGGGCCACGCGCCAGACCATTCGATACAGGGGGCGCCGTTGTGGGTGTGGATCTGGAGCATGTCGTCGTCCAGGGGCCACTCAGCGAAGTAGTGCTGGAGGGCGTGGAGGCCGCCTTGGAGGGTCTTCGCGGCCTCGGATCGGGATGGGTTGGTGGGCTCGGGGAAGTCGCCCCAGGATTGGATCAGGGTCTCGCAGCCTGCAATCAGGGCGTCATTGGTGTCGCTGGAGGTGTGGTACTCGCGGCGGGCGGCCTCCAGGCCCTTCGCCATGCAACTGCCGAAGTGGAGGTGGACGTTGATGCGAGGGCGAACTAGCCCCTGGAGGTGGCGGCGGAAGAACGCGTGGGGACATTTCCACCAGTCACTCCGCATGGTGGCGTCAATGACGCGGGGGAAGACTAGATTAAGAGGATCGATGCCCGTCGCGGGATAAGAAGGAGTCGCCGAGAGCTCCCCACGGGCGGTCGGGGTTACAACGCCACTGGCCGACTGGGCGGAGTGCATGGTGGGGTGTCCCTATTCCTTGGAGGAGGAGCGTGCGGCGGGAGTGGGCGGGGGAGGTGCTGGTGTGGGCTCTGGTGTGGGTGCTGGCGGGGTGCCTGCCAGCTTGTCCACGATCGCTTGACCCTCCACCACGTTCGCCTTGGCTTGGTCGAGAGCAGCTTGGAGGGCGGCAGGATCGCCGGTGCTTTGAGCCGCTGTTAGCTTGTCGGCGAGGTCCTGGTTGGACTTCACGAGTTTGTCGACGCTGAGTCCCATCTCGTCGAGTTCGGCTTTGACTGCGGCGTCGGCGGCAACGATGTCGGCAAGTGTAGCCATGGTGGTCTCCTGTGCGGCGCGGATGGCTGCTAGCTCGTCAGTGATCGCGCGCAGGGTGTGATAATAGAGCATGAGCTAGGACTTTATGGAGAACATCGAGTCGATGTCGATGGAGGGAGCGGTGGCAGCGTTGGACGAAACAGCCTTCTTCGCATCGCGGCGGGCTTTGACTGAGAGCTTGGAAGCACTCTCGCGGTCGCGCGCGATGTCGAGGAGGATTGATCGCATCTCAGCTGGGGTGATCCGCTCGCGGTTGTAGATGCGGAGGCGGATGTCGGTGAGGCGGGCAGCGGTGTCGAGGGTGGTGTCACTCATGGCGTCACGATCCCAGCGATGAGGGCGACGGAGAGGAGGGCGAAGGCGCAGACGCAAACCCAGCCGGCGAGGGCACCAGCGACGATGACGAGGGTGCGGGCGATAGGAGGGGCGCGCCAGTCGGGCGGATCTACGGGGTCTGATGGCCACCCTTCGGGTGGCACGGACGGGCGAATGGCGGGGATCATGGCGGGGAGACTTTCTGGCTGTCGACCCATTGGGTGAGGGCGTGTTCTACGGACTTGCTCCATGTGCCGTAGCGAGCGCGCCCGGAGCGCGGGTCGCAGAGGAGAATGTGGAGTTCATCGTAGAGCCAGCACGGAATGCGGGCGTAGAAGGTGCGGGTGGGGCCATCAGGGCGGTGTGGCATTGGCACGGAGGGCGCTCCTATCCGGGGGGAGTCATGCTAGAAGCACTCCTCGCAGAATGGGACATTGGTGTGAAGCTCGCGCTGCTCTCGGGGGAGGCTGGCTAGTGCGGGATCGTTGTCCACGTCTGCGCGGGAATAGCGGTAGGAGTGCTCGTTGGGGGAGTAGCGAGCGAGTATGTAGGGGGCGGGAGAGCGATGGAGGGCGCCGCAAGCGCAATGGCTGATGCAGGTCTGGAGGACGATGGAGGTGGGGGAATCGCGGAGGGCGCGGGGGGTGGCCAGGGGGGCGTGCGCGGGCGCGCCAGAGGGCGGCGCCGATCGGCGGGCGTGCGGCTGCTCGCGGACGCCCACGCGGGCCATGAGGCTGTCGAGCGAGAGCGGGGCGGGGGTCGTGACGGGGAGGGTGCGACCGGCCATTGGGCGGGGCTCCTAGAGGATTTCGGAGAGCCTAGCAGGGCGAGGCGAGGGTGTCAAGCGAATGTTGACGGGTTGAGCCGGTTGGGGCAAACCGTGAACGTTCAACTCGCGCGAGAGTCCTAGTGGTTCACTCTCGGCGGGAGGGGTGCTCCACAACCGAGAGTGAGTTTCACTCTACGGCAGGGCTGGACGGCCACGAGCATGCTTGGCCGTGAAATGATAGTACGCCAGTTGAGGGAGGTTGTCGAGATAAAAAGAGAGGCCCCCCGAAGGGGGCCAAGGTTGCTGGCAAGGGGGGAAGCAGTCCTGCCAGGGTTAGTTGCAGAAGATCTGATCGCCGATCCTCTGACAGTGTGTGTTGCCACTGTCGCCGCTGCAAAAGACTTGGTTGCCTATTACCTGACAATTGGTCCCTGCCTTGGCGATAGGCGCTGCCACTAAAATGAGTGCGGCAACGGCAAGCACGATCTGGAGCTTGGTCGTCATCTAATCCTCCTACTGCGCCGCAGCGGCGGTCGCTGGAGCGCCGAACAGGGCGAGCGCGCCAGTGGGGGCATCGGACGGCTTGCGCCCCTCGGCAGCCATGCGCCGGGCTTTCTCAGCGAGGATCTTTGACAGCGCCGACTTCACGCGGGGCTCAGTCTCGAACGCCTTGTAGAGCTTCGCCTTGCTGTTGACGTGAACCACACGGCCAGCCTTGTCGCGCTTGGGGCTGCCGTCAACGTTGGTCTGGACCTTGTCCAACTCCGCGTCGATGGTGGCTTGAATGACGTGGGTTGGTTGCCCCGTCACCTCCGCGAGTGCCAGCACCATGTCGTCGGGCTCGGCTGCCTCGAAGGAGCGGCCGGGGGTCCAGGTGCCATCGTGGAGCTCGGAGATCAGCTTGTCGTAGGCGGCGCGGATCTCTGAGGCGGTGGGGTTTTCGAGGCGCTGGACACGGACCGCGAGTACGTCGCTGACGCCCCGGAGGGCGAGGGTGTGGACGAGGCTGTCGTGAATGTGCGCTGGGTCCAGGGTCGTGGTATCGGCAATGCCTTGCACGCCGTTTGCGTCTGGCTTGTGATGGAAAGCGAATGTGCCGTGGCCGGCGTCGTTGAGGCCGGCAGTCACTTTGCGAACCTTGGTCGTGGTGGCCATGAGGGTAGCTCCTAGATAGGGAGACAGGGAACCGGTGCCGGTGCCGGCGAACCGGGGGACGCTTGGCGTTCCTTGCAAGGCTGCCTTAGGCAGCCCTGCGGGGAGCGTCCTGCGGAAGCGCGGCACGCTGGCAGAGCGTGCGCTGGGCGAGGCGGCATGCCTCAAGGTCGTCGGTCAGGGCAACGTGGGGGAGTTGACCGGCGCAAGCGATGACGACGGCGAACGTGCCGCAGCCGAGGGGGAGGATTGAGAGGGTGACGGGCGACATGTCCTATATATAACGTGTCGCCCGCCAAGGTGCAAGTGCTTTAGATCGGTTTGCCTGTGTGTTTGTCGACAAGGATGATCCGCAAGCCATAATCGTGCGGGCGGCTTGGCAGTTGGCAGCACCCGTACGGCCAGCGGTCCTGCGGCTCGACAGTTGCGCCGCAAGCGGGGCAAGGGTCCGGGGCGTCGTTGTGGCAGGGGCAGTAGTCGTAGTCGTTCTGACTTGCCCAATGGCCGAGTTTGGCGCTCATTGCTCGGTGCTCGGCGCTGGGAGGGAGCGGAGGGCGTCGGAGGCAGCTTGCAGTCGGCCGGCTTCCCTGTCGTCGAAGCCTTGGCGGCGGTAGGCTTCGTCCATGAGGGCGCCGAGGGTAGCAGCTCGCACGTTGTTGGTGCCGTACTCGCCTCCGAAGGTGAGTTCGACGGCCAGCTTGTCGCCTACCGTGACGGCGAGGGTGATCCGGTCGGTGGAGTAACCAGCACTTCGACCGGTGCGGGTGCGGTAGCGCATGAGTTCGGAGGCGAATGTTTCTGTGGCGACGCGGATGGCGTTGTCAATGGGGCTGGACATGTGAGGTTACTCCTATTCAAAGAGGGAGGCGGGAAGGAGGACGTAGGCGACACCGTTCATTGTGAGCCGATGTGTGACGGCTGGGAGTGCCTCCGAGGCAATGATCTCCTCGCCTGAAATCGTTACGAGGAGATATAACACCTCAGGGGAAGGTGCCATTGATGGGGGAGACGGTGGCGCGATGCGGGCCGCTAGACCCTCGGCGGCAAGGAGGAGTTGGTTGCTGCAACCGGCACTGTTGTGGAGAGCGGCGTAGTAGCCGCCTGAGGTGAAGAAGCCAAGGGCGACGCTGAACTCTTGTTGTGTCATCCCTAGCTTTTCGCGGATCTCTTCGATGGGGACATTGTTAGTCAGTGAGCGGGGTTTGGAGCGCATGGTGGATCATTCCTTTGCGTTCTGGATCGCTTGCATCGCTGCGACGATCGGGTTAGTAGTTACAACGAGCATGTGGGTTCCGGTGGGTTCCTCCGTTGCTACAGGTTCGACGTGAATGACAGCACGCACGGCGATGGCGAGGAGGGCGCGACAGTGTGCGTCTTCGGGGTCTGCGTCGATGCCGTGCATGAGAAACATCTTAAAGCGGTACATGTCGCGACGGGCGGAGAGCGCAGCGTTGCGCGGCATTGGGCCGAGAGTGGCTTGGCCGTCGCGGGCGTATTGGTAGAGTAGGTCGCTGTACTCTGAGGGGAAGTGGCGGTAGTCGGGGCGGGTGTCTTGACGGGACATTGGGCTAAGTGTCTCCTAGGAGGCTGCGGGTGTAGGTCTGCATCGTGCGCAGGACTTCGCTCGCGCACGCGTGACCATAGGTGATGGCAGCGACGCGGAGAGATTGCATCGCAGCCATATCGAGCGCCCCGGCGACGACTAGACGTTCCAACTCCGCGTCGAAGGCGCAGAGCGCCTCCGAGCGGGACAGGGAGTGAGTGGCGGGGGTGTCAGGCATGGTATGGCGTCCTACGCAAAGGTTCGTTGGGGTTTGCGGCAGTGCGAAACTTGGCAGCATCAAAACGTGGGTTAGTACTTGCAAGGGCACGCGCTAAGGCGGCAACGTCTGCGGCGGATAGTTGATCGCGGGCGAACGCCGCGAGCCATTCGTAGTGGCGTTTGCTGAACAAGGGTGTTGACATGATGACAGTTCCTTCTAGCTAACTAGCCATGAAAGCAGGACTAGCGAAGTGCTATGTAGACGATGATTGCGCCGTTGGCGCGGCAGTCAGCAGCTAATTCTTTTGCTGCTTCTAGGCTGTCGCAGACGATCATGTCGTCGTGGTTGGGATCTTCATCGTAAGCTGCATGAACTTCGTACATTTGTTCTCTCCTTGCTGCACTATGTCTCTCTGTCATGACTGGCGAGGCGCGATGGTTGTGGTCAGTCGTGGTAGCGGCGCAAGCGAACGCACTGCGCCCAATCGGAACCATAGGTGCCGAGGGTTGTGTGTGTCATGTGGGCTTCTCCTCCTTGGTAGGCTTGCCGGTGATGCGTAGGATTACGCGCCTGGCTTCGTCCTTTGTCATACCACCCATAATGCGCGCGCCTGCGTCACTCATCTTGAGGGTATCACGCGCTATTTTAAGCTGGTGTTTATCGAACACATCCATTGTGATCTCTCCTTTCATCTTACGATCCATCCGAGCTTGCAGCGATACACCGCCACTGGTGCTTGCCATGCTTGGCGCTGACGATTGATGGTCTCTGCCAGCCTCTCTGCGGCTGCTCTATTACTGGTGATCATGCGGATGCTCCTGTTGACGAGCCATCACAGCAGGGTTGTCACCTTTCTGGGACGGAGCGGGTCGCTCGGTCGGTCCAGCTGTGCCTAGGTGGAGTTGTAGCAGACACCCGCGCGCCGTGTCAAGCGGTTTTTGTGGACCCTGAACCTTCGTGGAGCGTAGCGACACGATCACTGAGGCACCGGGGTCGGCGGAGGGGGCGGCGTTTTGATGTACGGGAGGGTGTGGTAGAAAGGTCCTTAACCATAGGTAGTAGTTAGTGTAAGATAGGTAGAGTGAATATCTACAGTACCCTTCTGTAATCCAATATATGCCCCGCCGCGTTGACCCCGGTGCCTCGGTGCCTCGGTCCACGCCGCCCGCATCCGCTCGCCGTCCAACTGCCTCAATCGCTCCATGCTGCGCAGCTTGCTCCATCGACGGTAGCAGCCCTGCGAGCCTCGCTGAGTGTGGTGTTGCGTCTCCCACCTCGACCTAGCTGCGCTGCTACACCCCACTCAGCGAGCCTCCGTGACGTCCTAGCGTCGTTGCAGCGTTGCGACAATATTGCTTGCGCTCCATGCAATCGCAACACCCTCTGCATTATTGCTGCAATGCTTACACTCAGCATGAGTGTATCACCGGGTGGGGTGGGAGGGGGTGCCTGACCCCCCACGGCCATATCTATATAATCTCACCTTGGTTTGCAATCGTGGCTGGAAACGGCAACATGTCAGCATTACCGCCTCCGCGTGGAACTCCGCACCTCAACTCCTCGTTGACACTGTGACCACCATCTGTTAGCGTAGGCGTGCCATGACCAGCCCCCCGCGTCCCTCCCTCCGCGACCTCCTCCTCCGCTCCGACTTCGGGCGCCACGACCCCGCCCGCGTGGATGCAGTGCTGCGGGCTGTCGCCCCACCGATCGATCCGCCCTCCACCACTTGCCACCAGCCGCGGGAGGCAGAGTATGTCGATCGTTGACCAGATCTTCCCGCCGGCGCCTCCGCACTTGCCGCATCAGCGTCGAGCAGGCAACCAGAATTTCGTGAGGGAAGAATGGCGAGACAAGAGTGGCAGACGTAGACGCGAGGAGATCCACACCAAGTGGGCCGCGATCTACCAGCTTGAACTGCGCGGTCTTTCTCAGAAAGAGATTGCGGAAGTGATGCACACAAGCGTAACGACCATCTGCCGTATCACACAAGATGACCGCTACATCGCTTACCGTGAGGCTCACCTCACTGCGATGGATGCAGAGTTCATTGCGATGAAACCGCTCGCGTTCAATGCGCTCAAGTCCGGGCTCAACTCCAACGACCAGAACACCGCCCTCCGCGCCTCCGAGCAATGGTTCAAGGGGGCGGGCTTTGGTGGCTTCTCGAAGGATCCAGTCCCCGCATCTCGCACCACCGCCGAGGATGTCGCAGCGGCTCTCATCGCTGGCGTTCAGGTCAACGTCACCGTCAACACGGGGGACAAATGAGATGCCGACCAAGGCTGTTGCAGCCGGTGGAGCGACCGGCCTCGCAGGTGCCCTCGCGACACTGTTGTTCGGGGCCCTCGGCCACCCTGTCGATCCGACGCTGGAGCAAGCCGCAACCACCGTAATCGCGGCAGTCCTCTCCTTCGCCGCTACGTACTTCACGAAGTCAGAAGCAGCTTGATGGGCACCATCCTTCTCGTCATCCTTATCATCCTGCTCGTAGGCGGCGGTGGCTGGGGCTACGTCAGCGCCTATCCCTGGGGCGGTCCCGGCATCAGCCTTGGAGGGGTGCTAATCATTGTCCTCCTCATCTTGCTGCTCACCGGGAGGATCTGATGCCCGACATCGCTTGCATCAATCGCACGCCCCGCATCCGAGATGCCCGCTTCCTCGCGTTGATGCCGGCACTCCAGGCGCAGTTGACTGAGGACGTAGAGCCGGCGTGGAACCTCGAACCAACCACACTCCACTTCGTAGGGCGCGCCGAGACACCAGCCCCGTCGCACTGGAAGCTCTGGCTCCTCGGCAACAGTGATGTTGCCGGCGATCTCGGCTATCACGAAGCCGACACTGGCATCCCCGAAGGCAAGATCTTCACCGAAGATGACATGCGCTACGGCGCGGAGATCTCCGTTACCACGGCGCATGAACTCATCGAGATGGTCATCAATCCGTGGATCACTCGCGTCAGCGACACGATCGCAGGCTGGCGCTATGCGATGGAGGGGTGTGATCCAGTGGAGGCAGATCTCGACGGCCCAATTAAGATGGGGTTTCGACTCAGCAACTTCGTCCTCCAGTCCTACTTTGTGCCAGGATCAGTTGGGCCGTGGGACTTCATGCGGCTGCTAACGGGACCGTGCCCGGAGCGCCGCCCTGGAGGCTATGTGCTCCGCACACAGAGGCAGCGTTGGGACACACTCGCTGCGCGTCACACTGACGGCACAATGTCTCACCGGGCCTCAAAGCCCTTTGGCCGCACGGCGCGGATCGCCGCAAGGAGTGTCTCACCATGACCCAGCCGACACTATCCCTTCCGCCTGAGGCGATCTATGACCCCGCCAAGGTTCGCCTCGGCGATGGCTTCATCTCGGCGAAGTTTCCGTCTCGGCGTGCCCTGCTTCGCTCGACCGCCTTGTTCCCTGTCGCCCTCGCAGCAGCCAGCTGCCAAACCGTCTCCGACATCGTGGCGATCACCCCGAAGATTGCAAGCTACATCGACACCATCGCGAAGGTGGCGGCTGTTGTCACACCAGTGATCCTCGGTCTGACCAAGCTCAGCACCAACGTCAAGGACACCATTGCCTCCGCGCTGGCTGCAATCGAGACCTCTGCCTCCAGCATCGCCTCCGCAACTTCCACCACCACCTCCGGGCTCGTCGCCAAGCTCACCTCCGGCGTCGGCACGATCGCAGGGTTGCTCTCTGGCGTCGGCGTCCCCTCCGTCGTCACAACCTTCATCCAGAACGCCGTCGCTCTCGTGCCAGCTATCGAGGCAGCGGTCGGCATCAAGACGACCACTCACGCAGCCCGGTTCGCCGCGACTGTCTCACCTGACCAAGCTCACGCCAATCTCCAAGCCGTACTCCACAGGTGAGTGCTATGACCCCCATCATCGCTGTAGCCGCCCTCCTAACACTATCGGCTTGCGGCGGCTTCCCCATCGCATTGCAGGTTGTTGCTGGGCTCGCCTCCGCCTCCACACTGTTGAAGAACGAGGCGAACTGCTCGTTGGCTGACATCTCGGCTTGCACGCTGCCGCGCCTGACGCTTCCGGTGATCCGAGCACCATGAGAGTTGTCCTTGCCCTTGTGCTGGTGCTGCTCGTCGCTGGCTGCCATGCTTGGCCCAACTGCCGGCCCGGCGGCGACTGCACCCCTCATGGGTGGCTCGACTGATGACGATAACAGTGTATGCCGGGCGCGGTGGATGGTGGAGCAGGCTCGACAAGCCGGGATCGTTCATGGAGCGCGGCCCCTACAGGTTCAAGTGGATGGCCAGGTTGGCGTTCCCAATTCAGCGTTGGACATGGAAGGATTGAAGCAATGCCCTTTGACACAACGCTCGATCCGACGACTGACGTGATCCTCGGCGCGATCGATTACCTAGAACGCTATGGTTGGCGTAAAGGCGGCGCCGCCAGCGACGGAAAGCGCTGTATCTTAGGCGCGCTGCGCGCGGAGTCGTTGGGCAAAGCTAGGCTTTTCTCTGCCTCTATCCGACGCGTCAAGGCGGCTAATGGGATCGAGATCGATTTACCGTTCTGGAACGATGCGCAGAAGCGGACGAAGGAAGATGTGATCAGCGCGCTGCGAAACACGCTAGCCGCGCCGCCATGATCTGTGTGCTGGCATTTCTTGCTGGCGGGATTGTCCTGCCGGCGGTGGGATTTAGCGTAGCATTCTGGCTAGATCGAGTAGCACGCCCAAACGGCGACGACTGGCGTGGACAGAGGAGGTGGATGTGAAACAAGGTGTCGCACTGGCCGCAGGTGTCTTCCTAGGAGTTGCCTTCGTCTTCACCGCCGCACTCAACTGGCCCTCAGGCTCAGGCACCACAGCGCCGGGTGTCGTGCTAGAGAACGGCACGACCGGGGCGCTCGCTTCAATTACATCGACTCCGGCCACCGTTACTCCCTCCGCTGGCACCACCGCCACCGTGGCGACCGGTGGCACCGCTGTCACACTGCTCACCGGCCCGGTCAACGGCGGCTACGTTGTCAACCCCCTCAACACCGCGGCGCAGGGTGTCACGGCCGAGAACGCCTACATCGATCCCGTTGCCTCACCTGGCTCCACCGACGCTGTGGCCAACGGCACTACCACCCTCCTCGCCGCAGGCCAGGTCTACTCCATCCCACCGATGGCGAGCGGCCTCACCCTCAAAGCCAACGCGGCCACCTCTGGCCACAAGCTCACCGTGGTGAAGTGGTGAGCGCGATGCACGTCCGCCGGTTCAGCGGAGCATGGCTCGGTTCGCTGGCGCTCGCTGCGCTGCTGCCAGCTGTCGCTCCCGCCCAAGTCGTCCCCCCCTATGGGCCTCAGCCCAACCTCATCGCGGGCGGCGCAGTCACCGGTGCGATCAAGTCCAACGGCTCCAGCGTCTTCTCGCAGGCTGCATGCGCCGACCTCTCCAACGGGGCGACTGGCTGCTCAACCGCCACCGGCACGAGCGGCGCCACGATCCCCCTCCTCAATGCCGCCAACACATGGTCCAACACACAGTCACACAACTCTGGCACGCTGCTGCTCAAAGGCGCCGTGTCTGGCACAACTACACTCAACGCCGCCACGAACGCCGGCTCGACTACTCTCACACTTCCCGCTGGCACGACAGACTTCACTGCGACAGGCGGCGCTAGCCAAGTCGTCAAGCAGGCCAGCGCCGGTGGTGCCTTCACAGTCGCCCAGCTCGCCCCCACGGATCTCACTATCACCCCTGCCGTGAAGGTGAACCTGCAACTCTTCACAGCCACCGGCACCTACACGCCATCTGCTGGCATTCTCTATGCAATCGCCGAGTGTATCGGAGGTGGCGGTGGTGGAGGCGGTGCGATTGGCGGCGCAACTAGCATGACGGCAGGGGGTGGTGGAGGCGCTGGCAGCTACTCCCGAGTGCGCCTCACAGCCGCTCAGATCGGGGCGAGTCTAGCTGTCACCATACCCGCTGCGGCAGCGGGCGGCGCCACCGGCAACAACGCCGGAGCGAATGGTGGGGATGTAACAGTCACCACGCTATGCGTAGGCAAGGCCGGCACAGGTGGTGGCGGGGGGAACTTCGCCGGCACTGGTGGCCCTGGAGGTATCGCAGGCACTGGAGATCTCACTACCACAGGGCAGCCTGGTCAGAATGGCACCGGCGCTAGCATCACCACAGTCACCGGCAACACAGCTTTAGGAGGCGCTACACAGTGGGGTGGGCCGCCCGGTCCAAGTGTTGTATCGGGCGTGGCGATCAGTGGGGCAGCCGCAGGCGCTACCTCCTATGGAGCTGGCGGCAATGGAGGAGCGACTGACGGCACAGCCTCTACTGCCGCTGGCGGCAATGGCGCAAAAGGTGTCGTACTTGTGACTGAGTTCCTGAGTCAATGACACCGGAGGGCGACAAACCTAATGGCTTCGGTGTACGCTGGTCCCCGCGGATCGAGTTGGGCCAAGTCATGCAGGCGTTGGTGTTACTCGGCGCAGTCATCTCTGGTGTTGCTGCCGTCGTGTGGGTCGAGGCGGGGAAGGACGCGCAGATCGTGCTGTTGGAGCAGCGAGTGAAGAACAGCGAAGCTTGGATCACAGCTACCCAGAATGAACTACGCGATACGCGCTTGGAAGCGCGTGAAGGACTCAAGGCATTGACACTAACAGTCCAAGCCTCCCTCGACCGGATCAGCGCCACCCTGGCCGATCTCCGCGTCACCGTTGCAGGACCAAACCGTGATGGCCGCCGCTAGCGCCCTCGTGATCGCTGTGCTGCTTGGAGGCTGCGCCTCATCGACCGGCTGGATTGAGCCGTTGCCGCGCACCGTGTCTGTGCCACTCCCACCGTCTCATAAACCCACACCGCCACCACCTACCGTGCCAGATCGTCGCACTCTCACTGAGCGGATCGACAGCATCAATCAGGAGGTCGATGCGCTGCGAGAGCGTCTGCGCCCTCCACCATTAGGGGCTAGCAAGGAGTAACGTCATGGTCGCTTCTATCCGACGCATCGAGCCTGTCGCGCGGGGCCCTGGCATCCAGGTGCCGGGTCTGCTCCCCATTGGCGAGTGGATCGATGCGCTCGTGCTTGTCGCCAACACGCCGCAGTCCTACACGCTCCCCACCGACGCCTCAGCGCGGCGCGGTCCCATCCTCCGCATCACGGCCAATGCGGGGCCGCTCTACATCAACTTCCAGGGGACCGCCGCAGTCCCTGTTGCGAACCTCACCGGCACTTCTAGCATCATGCTTCGCACAGACCTCGGCCCCATGCTTCTCGTAGCCCCCAACTTCGGCTCCGCGATGTCTGTAATCTGTCCCAGCGCTGCCATCGTCACCATTGAGGCGTTCGGCTGATGCGTCCACCGGTCGCGGCCCCGAGGCCCCTGTGTCTTCCTGTCATCCTAGTGCTCTTGCTTGGATTGCTTCTGGGCGAAGCCCAGGCACAGACGCAGGCCGTCATGCGCGTCGACACCAACGCAGCGCTGAAAGCGCTGGCGAAGGGGCAGCGCCCCGAGGTGTACCGGGCTGGCAACCTCGTGCCGGGCGACTCTGGCGCTGGCACCTTCGTCTGGAACGCCGCGTCCACCTGCACTGACGACACCTTCACCTGCGTGGCGCCGAATGCTGGCGGCACCGGGCGGTGGGTGCTGTCACAACTCCAGCTCGGTCCTACCACACAGACCCTCGCCGCGTCTCTCACAGGAGGTATCACGGGGCAGTTCGGCGGCTATCCGCAGAACTTCTGGACCTGCAACGACTCCACCATCCCCGCGATCAATCTCTCCACCGTCTGCTATGAGCTTGACCTCGCCAAGTCGGGCGGTTACACCATCACGGGTGGTGTTCACATCGGCACCGTGTTCGATGTTAAGCTGACCGGCAATGCCACCTACGCCTCCGCTGGCAAGAACGAGTCCTTCATCCCGTCGTTCAACGCGGCCTCCTCTGCGTTCAACCTTGGCGGCACTGCATCCGCCACGGTCGGCCTTACCTCTGCCGGCAAGCTCTACGGTGGCGCAGACATCTCCCAGCTCCTCGCTGGCGCGAGCGGCTGGCTCGCTGTCGTTGGGCGCGAGATCGATTGCTCCATCAATGGCACCGGCTCCGCCGACGTGCGCGCCTGTCTCAACATCGTTGACTTCGGCAGCACTGGCGCCAACGCTCAGGGCAAGGCACTTGATGCAGGGATCTTGCTTGGTTCGCTTGGCGGTTCCACTGGGTTCCTCAACGGCATCCTCTTTGGCTCCCTCACATATAACGGCGGCTATGGTGTCTCCACTACTGGCACCCTCATCGGCTCTGAAACCGGCACGGTCGCTAATCTTATAGATCTATCCAAGGCTACATGCTCCACATGGGGGATGCAGTTCCAGAATGGCTTGAAGAGTGAGTGCGTTAATCCGATACTTGATTTCTACAACGTTGCTACTCTCAAGGCCGCGATCGGTTACAACATCGCCGCGGACATTGTCGGCATTCAGAACAAGGTGGACAACCTCTACTTCCTCAATGGGACAACGGCAACAGGACTACTGTTGCTCGGTGAGGGCAGTGTGATGACGTTGACGAAGAACGCAGGTGTGCAGGTCGGTGCGCCGGCCGGTGGTGACAAGGGGGCCAACACGATCAACTCCGGTGGTTATTACGCAGGGGGCGTGTTGGGGGTCACTTGCGGCGCAGGGCTTGGCGGCACTTCTAGGACCACTGGAGGGCTCGTGACGACATGCTAAAACTCCTCATCGTCATTGCGGCGTTGTTGGTGCCGCTTGCGGCTAGCGCTGATCCAGTCAAGCTCAGCATCCGCACGGCGTTGGACCTTGGTGCAGCACTTGCCGCCCTCGATGGGTACGATAAGACTGTCAAGGATGGCGCGACTGAGCGCACAGTTCGCATGTCATACCAATTGTCAAGCAACGTGCGGCTTGCAATCGGGCGCAACATAACGAAGCTGAAAGAGATCACTCTCGCTTTCCAGAAGGCTGGGCGCGACAAGCGGGCCGAGGTGACAGCGCGGGAGGGGGGCGACATCAAGCCTGGGAGCGCGGCTGAGATCCAGCTCAACAACGACCTCACAGAAATGATGGATGCGGATGCGGGGCCGCTCGACCTGACCAAGTTCAAGCCGGAGGAGCTTGGGCTTGGAGGCGGCGTGGACAATCCT